CCTGGCGCTCCTGTGTGTCGGGGCAAAGCAAAAGGGCCCGCGCCTGGCGGGCCCTTCGGGGTGGTGCTGTCGGTGGCGTGTGCTAGTCGTCGCCGCTCGACGGGGACGGCGCGGTGCGCGCGTACCCGCTGATCCATGCGGTGCGCAGTACGCCGCGGTAGGGGCAGACGGTCGGTGGGTCGCCGCGGCGCCCGGCCTCGGCTCCCTCGGTGACGGCTCGTGCGATGTCCTCGCGCGTGCCCATAGGCTCACCTCCGGTTCTGGTGGTCGGACTCATTCTTGCGGGCCCCGGCCGCCCATCGCTGCTCTTGGCCGGTGGCCTTCGATATGAACTCGGCCTGCGTGAGCCTGCCGTGTTCGAGCCACCACTGTTTCAGCTCGTCCGACGCGTTCGCGTGGGCGATGCGTGCGGGTCCGCTGAACAGGGTGACGGGCGAGCGTCCGGCGGCCTGGGCCTGCTTGTTGAGCAGCACGCCGCGTAGCTCGTCCTCGGCCTGGAGGTACTGCCTGTACACGTACTCGTCGTACAGGGCGCGGGCCTCGGCTCGGGTAAGGGCCGGTGCTGCTCCCTCGGCCACGGCGGCATCGCGGGCGGACTGCTGGGCAATCGCGGTCGCGAGCTCCTCGGAGAATGCGGCGTCGTCGGCGAGGGCGCCCCACCCGTTCGGATCGGGGGCGGGGTCCATCGCCTCGGCGAGCGCGTTGCGGTCGGCGAGCAGGTCGTCGACTGCGTTGCCGGTGGTGGCCGGCGCGGGGAGCTCGATCGCGTCGCGGCGGTCCATCTCCCCTGCAATGCGCAGGATCTCGTCAGGGTCGGCGTAGGACATGGACCATGCGAGCTCGTCGTCGCCGATGGCGGTGAGGTCGTCGGCGAGGTTCCCGCCGGGGAAGTGGCGGGCGAGCAGGTCACGTCGGTGCGCCTCGGCGGCGAGCTCCTGGACGTCGTCGAGGTGATGGGCCAGGGCCTCGCGCACGCGCGCGGCGAGCTGCTCGTCGGACAGGCCGAGCAGGTCTCGGCGCACCCCCGGGAGGCGGGCGGCGACGTCGCGGCGGTCCAGCTCGCTCGCGACGCGCAGTGCGTCACGGGTGTCGACGTGGTCCAGGACGCGGCCGAGCTCGGCGTCGGAGAAACCGGTGAGGTCGTCGGCGAGGCGGCCGCCGGGCTTGGCGCGGTCGAGTAGGGCCGCGGTGTCGCGGCGGTCTGCCTCGGCCTCGATGCGGGCCCGGTCCTGGGGGGTGAGGTCGCCGTGCCGCATCGCTGCGGTGAGCTCGTCGTGGCTCATCTCCCGTGGGGTGCGGGCGTCACCGGATCGGATGCGGGCGGCCTGGCGCGCCTCGTCCGGCGCGGGCCGGCGCGGTGCGGGGAGGTTGGATGCGCCCGGCTGCTCGCGCTTGGGAAGGCGCCGTAGGTCGGGGTGCGCGGCGAGGTGCTCACGCATGGCGGCCTGGTGCTGGCGCACCTTGGCGTTCGCGGCGCGTTTCGCCTCGGGGGTCGTGGCGGCGGCGGCCCGCACCTTGTGTTTGCGGATGTTCCGCTCGATGGCGCGCTGTCGCTGCCCGGCCTCGTACCCTTCCGGGTCCGGTTCGGGGTGGACGACGGGCGTGATGCCGGGCGTGTAGGCGCTCACGCTGTGGCGGCAGTTGGGGTGCTGCAACCCGGCGCGGCGGGCGTCGTCGAGGCTGCCGGCAACGGAGACGCTGACCGTGCGGCCGTCCTCGGTGGCGTGCTCGACCTCGACCGTGCGCGCGCCCCCGCTGGTGAGGGACAACACGCGGCCCTCCCACGGGGCGCACAACGGGCACTCCCGGGGCGCGTTCGACACGATGACCAGATCCACTCCGGCCGTGCCGAGGGTGCGCATGTGGGCTTCCGTGGCGGCCCGGCCGACGGACGTACGGACGGCCATCTCGGCGTAAGAGGTGAGCTGCCATCGGCGGCCCGATCGGTCGGTGAACGATCGGATGCCCTCGTCGGCGAACTTCTGCATGGCGTCTTGGGTGGCCTGGCGGCGGGTGCCGGTGCCGAGCAACGGCGTTGCGGTCACCTCACTGACTATGGCGCGGTACCGGTCCTCGACGTTCCGCAGGATCGACCGGTGCCGGTCGGTGAGCAGGTCGACAGTCTCGGCGGCGAGGCGGTCGACAGCCTGCGTGTTCGGGGTGAGGTCGTCCACCAGTCGGCGCGATGCGTCGGACAGGGCGCCGAGCTCGGCGGCGGCGGCGCGGTGCCCGACGTTGTAAGCCTCGGCCACGACGTCGAAAACCTCCAGGGTCACGGCGCGGCCGAGCTCGTCGACGACACCCTGTGAGGCGCGGCGCATCGCCTGCACCGCGGACAGTTTCCGCTCGGCCCACCCTGGGGCGTCGAGGCCGTCGGCGAGCTGCCGGGCGATGATGCCGAGTAGGCGTTCCTCGGCCTGCTGGTACAGGCCGAGGGTGCCCGCGGCCAAGTCCTCGACCATGCCCGGGTGAATGGCCACGCTGCACCCCCTCGACTACATCGGGAACGATCCGACGGGGTCCGGGGCGGCTGCTCCGGTCTCGGCGAGGATCGCGGCGGCCTCGGCCTGCACCGCCGCGTCATCCCACTCGGGGTGCAAGATCTTGACCTTGGTGTGGGCGCTCACGGCCCCGGCGCGGTTGAGCAGGTCGAGCGTCGTCGCCGTGGACTGGATCGACTCGGCGACGCCGGTCCCGAACTCGACGGACGGGCGCTCGGGCGTGATGCGCTGCCCGAACAGAGACGCGTCGAGCAACTGCTGTACGTAGAGCTGATCGCTCATCGCGTGCCGCCAGTAACCGGCCTTCTTCGCCCGGGTCACCATGCTCCGCTGGTCGCGGCTGTCGGACTCGGTCGCGGTGATCGGCTGCCCGCTCCCGTCGAGGCCGAACGACTGCGCGCTGTACCCGGCGGACTGGGCGGCCTGGCGAACCAACGCCTCGGCCGTGGCCTGGTGCTCAGCCACCCGGATACCGAACTGGGCGAGCGTAATGCTTTGGCCGGCCTCGGACGGTGGGATCTTCAGCGCGGCGTACACCTCGGCGTCCTCGTCGAACGTCGAGCCGTTGCCGGGCCCGTTGTCGCGGAGGTACCCGTCGGGAACGATGAGCCGACCGCGGGCGAGGCGGATGTCGCGCATCCATGACGTCCACACCTCGTCGAGGCTGTCGAACAGGTCGTGCAACGGGGCGGCGTAGTCGCTGCGGCCAACGGGCGCGGTGCGCTGCAAGCGGTTCGGCAGCATGTTCGGCACGTAGGACGCGGTGAGCTCGCGGATGCCGGTGATGATGGACTGCCCGTCGCTGTCGAGGCTGTCGACCAGATCGGCGGTGTCCGGGTGCTCGGTGAGCGGCACAGTGCGGCCGATGTTGTCGCCGGTCCCCTGGTAGAGAGCGTGGACGACGCGACCAGACTCGTGCCGCTCGATGTGCCGGAACACTACGTCGGCGTGTCCGGAGCTGAGCTGGCGCCAGAAGTTGACCGCGCGCAGCATCCCGAAACGGAACTCCGGGAGCGCGCTGTCGGGCTGCATGACGGTGATCAGGGGGTAGTCGGCGAGCGTCTGGTCCCACGTGGTCCGCAGGAACACTCCGGACAGGGCGGCGGCCTGCTCCGCTGCGCCGAGCAACGTCTGTTGCATGCGGCCCCGGTCGAGCAGGTCGTCGAGCCGCTTCTGCGTCGTCGCGTCGGTGACCTTCACGGCGGGCATCTCGGCGAACAGCAGGTCGGCGCTCGTCGACGCGATGTCGCCCGGGAGCGGCACGTGTAGGCGGTGGTCCCGGCGGCCGTGCTGCTGCTGGGAGCGGCGCCCCCACAGACGCAACCGGCGTTCGGCGGGCGCACCCTGGTTGCCGTAGATGCGTGCGAGGCGGCGCCGGTCGCCGGCGTACCAAGCGTCGTCCAGCGCCATGCGCTTGTAGTGGTCGGCCCACTCCGGGGGCGGCCACGCCGTGTTATCCGCCGGCAGTGCCACGGGCGGTCACCTCCTGGTCTCGGTGGTTGGTGAGCAGGTGCCGCCACTCGTGCTGTGTGGAGTGCACGGCGTAGCGCAGCGCGTCGGCGCTGTGGTCGTCCTGCTTGATCGGGGCGTCCTCGCCGCGGGCGGTGGCCTTGGGGTCCCATGAGTAACCGGGGAGCTCGCCGAGCAGGCCCTCGCACGACTCGTGGACGTAGAGCAGGCCACCCGCGAGAGCGGCGGCCGTGCTGCGGATGCCGTCGCGGACGTTGTTGTTGGCGCGGGCGAGGCCCGGTAGTCCGTCGTGCCAGAGCTGGGTGCTGAAGCTCGCGGCGGACGGGTCGACGAACACCCACTCGGGGGTGACGCCGGCGGTCTGTTCGCTCGGGTGCCGCCACGTGGCGAGCCACTGGCGTATCGCGGCGGAGTATTGGGCGTCGGTCATCTGCCGGTGGGCGGCGCGGCTGTCGTGGCGCCACTCGGCGCACGCGTACAGGCGGTCGTCGGTGCCGAGACCGAGCAGGATCACGCTGGTGGCGTTGGTCGTGCCGTAGTCGATACCGGCCCAGTAGCGGCGCATCGGGGGGAGCTCGGTGACGACGTGCCGGGACTCGTCCCACATGTCGTACACAGCGCCCTCGGCCACCACCCATGCGCCGTCGATCATGCGGCGGCGCCACAGGCCGACGTACTCGGCGGCGAGGTCGGCGACGTACTCGGGCGACAGGCTCGGGTTGTCGGCGAGCTTGAAGTGCCAGGCTCTGAGGTTGAGCTCGGCGGCGCGGTCGAGATACCCGGTCTTCAGCCAGTGGCGCGGCGAGTCGGGGTTCGTCGTGGCGAACAGGCGCGCCCCGGGGACGGACAGGCGGGCGAGTAGCTGCGTCCAGAAACCCTCGGGCATGAGGGTTGCCTCGTCGCAGTACGCGAGTTGCGCGGTGAGGCCGCGGAGGCGGCCCTCGGCGCGCGCGTCGGCGGCGCCGATCAGGTGGACGGTGCGGCCGAGGATGACGGCCGTGGTCGCGCCGCGGGTGTGGACGATGTGCTTGGCGAGCGGCCCGAACAGGGCGCGGTCCTGCAACGGTTCGAGACAGTTGCGTTCGATCGTCTGGAGCGACCGGCCACAGATGATGATGAGCCCGGACGGGCCCGCGGTGGCGACGGCGATGACGAACGCGAGCAGGCTCGCGATGGTCTTGCCGGACCGGACGGACCCGTGCCACAGGTTGATGCGCGCGGTGGCGCGGCCGATGCTGGTGAGCTGCTTACGGGACAGGGGCAACCGGTCGAGGTCGAGCACCGGCTCACCCCCCGTCGGCGCCCCCGTCGTCGTCCGTGTCCGCGGCGGCCTGTGTCAGTGCCTCGCCGAGTGCGCCGAGCATGCTGCGCACTTCGTCGGACCCTTCGCGGCCCTCGGCGGGCTGGAGTTTGAGCGATTGCTGAATGGCGGTGCCGGTCGCGGCGAGGATGTTGCGTTGGTCGGCGAACAGGGGCCGGTCGAGGTCGACCTGTGACCACACGTTCTCTTTGCCTCCGAACGCCCCGTGGACGCACGGCGCCCATAGCTGGGTGCGGAGACGCTCGGCGTCCTCGTGGAGTGCTTCGGCGAGGGCGACGCGGCGCGCGGCGAGGTCGATGCGGCGGGCCTCGGTGGCGGCGACTACCTCGGCGCCCCGCTCGAACGTGAGGCCGAGCTCCTTCGCAATCTTCGTCACGGTCGAGGGGCTGCGCTTGATGGCGCGGGCGATGTCGTTGCGGGTCTTGCCCTGCTTGTGCAGTCGTCGGACGGCGGCGCGGTCCTTGGCGTCGATGGGGCGGGCGGCGATGGGCGGTCACCTCCCTGGGCATGCGAGCGCCCCGCCGTGGGGGGGTTCGGCGGGGCGCTCGGTCTGTGTGACGCGGTGCCTGTTTGTGGGCACGGCGGAGACGCGGCCAACTGTAGGTCACGGATCGATAACGGCGCAAGCGGGTGCGCGCGACGGCCGGCGCGACCGGTCGGCGCTCATCTGGTGGCCTGCTCGCGGCGCGCCAGGTCGGCGAGCCACTGGGCGCGCCGGTGGTCGGCTGCGGCGCGGATGGCGCGTAGGAGTGGCGCGGGGAGTGCGCCGGTGCGCGGGTCGGCGAGGACGTTGAGATCCTGGATGAGCCGCGGGTCGAGCGGGTGCAGGAGCCGTGGCGCGGGGCGTGCGCCGCTGGTCGGGGCGGGTGTCGCATCCTGTGGCGCGGTGTCCGGCGCAGGTGTCGCGGGCGTGGCGGCGAGGTCGCGCGCCACGGTGTCTTTGCCTACGCCCAACTGGCGTGCAATGGCGCGGTTGGACTTGCCCTCGTCGGCGAGGCGGCGCACGGTGGCGCGGCGGGTGACGCGGTCGAGGGGGCCGGTAGGGTTGGTGTTGGCCATGGGGGTTGCTCCCGTGGTTAGTCGGGCCCGCCCGGTGGTGACGTCACCGGCCGCGGGCCCGCGTCTGTGTGCGGGCTACTTCTGGTTGCGCTGGCGCAAGATCCGGTAGACGTACGACTCGGCGACGCCGAGCTCGGTTGCGATGCTGGGGGCCTTCGTCCCGGTGCTGGCGGCCTGCTCGATGAGCCACGGCGTGATGTCGGCGGCGGCCTGGGCGGCGAGGCGTAGCGCCCGGACGTCGGCGAGGGTGAGCTCGGGGCCGAGGCGGTCGAGGTAGTCGGCGAGCTGCTCGGCGTCGCCCTTCGCGGCGGCGTAGTCGTCGGCGATGTGGCGCACGTGCTCGAACGGGTCGCGGCCGGCCTCGACGGCGGCGCGGTTCTCGCGCTCGAACTGGGCGATGGCGGCGAGGGTCTGCGCGCGGAGCTTGTCTGCCGGGGTCATGGGCGGCCGGTCGGCGAGGCGCGCGCGGGCGAGCAGGGCCTCAATGTCTCGGGCCTGCTGCTCGGGGGCCTGGTGCTCGTCGCTGCTCATGTCCTCGTGTCCTGTCGTTCGGTGGGGGCCCGCCCCGGGCGGGGCGGGCCGGTCGGGTTACGCGAAAAGGGCGCCCTGTTCGGCGGGGGTGTCGAGGGTGAACAGGGTGTCGGTGGGGCGGTCGCCGATCCACTGGCCACGCCACGTGCCGTCGTTGGCCTCGGCCTCGGTGACCAGGGCGGCGGCGTAGCGGGCCTCGTCCTCGGCGGCGGCGAGGTCGAGCAGGTCGGCGACGTGCGGGTGGTTGCGGGCGATGTAGCGGTCGGCGGCCTGGTCGGCGGCCGTGAGCGGTGCGGCGGTCGGCTGGTCGAGCCATGCCTCGGCGACGGCCTCGGCCTCGGCGCGGTCGACGGCCTCGGCCTTGACGCAACGGGCGCACAGCTTCCATCCGGCGAGGGTGGCGAACTGGGTGTTCGGGGCGCCGGCGGGGCGGCCACAGAACAGGGCCCGGGTGCCGGGGCGGCGGTAGTGGCCGGTGGTCTTGGAGCGGGCGGCGCGAACGCTGTAAGTGTCCATGGGGGTTGCTCCCTTGGGTGGTGTGCCGGGTGACGTCCGGCCGGTGGGGGCCCGCCCCGGGCGGGGCGGGCCGGATCGCTTACGGGGCCACCGCGTCCCAGATGGCGCGGCCGACGGTGCCCGGGTTCCGGCTGGCGGAGGCGTGGCGGGTGGCTCCGAACGTCTTGCCGTTCCGCTCCGTCCAGTAGCTCAGGTATGCCTCGGGGACCCAGGACGTTGCGCCTTCGGTCCGGGGTCGGGCCGGCGTGATCTCGCTGACGATGTACCGCTTGCCCTTGACCGTCACGACCTTGCGGCCGTTGCTGCCTTCCTCGACCTTGGCGGGCGCGTCGACCAGGGTCATGCGCACGTCGCGGCCGTCCGCGTATTCGATGTGGTGCTGAGTGCGACCGGAGGACATGCGGCGGACGCGGCGCTCGCGGACCACTCGGCCGATCATCGCGTCGTTCACCTCGGCCATGGCCTCGCGGATGCTGATGTGAGTGGTGACGCCGTTCTCAATGCGCTCGTAGACCTTGTCCATGGGGGTTGCTCCCTCGTGTGTGGCGGGCCGGGTGACGTCCGGCTGATGTCTCCGACTGTACCCTGTTCTGAACCTAGTTCACAAGGGGTTCGAGGAAAGGGGCGTGCCCAACTGCTCGACACGCCCCGGGTGTTACGCCTGCTGCTCCTCGGCCCGCTTCCGGGCGGCGTCCATCGCAACCCACAGAGTGACCATGTCGGCGCCCCGCCACATCCGCCGGCGGCGGTCGAGGATCACGGGAGCCGGGCACGCCTCGCCCCGCGCGCACCACACGAACGGCTCGCCCCCCATCTGCGCGGTGCCGGTGAGCTTGTCACCGCAGTACGGGCACGGGGTGTCGATGTGCACGGTGCGTCCGTCGCGCTGTAGGGCCCGCTCGACGTCGGCCCGCGCGCGCCG